TTGTTTCTATTTCTTGAAATGGATTTTTATCAACTAAATAGTTTATCATTTTTTCAACAAATGTGATAATAAATGGTGTTATAAATTCATTTGACCTTGTAACTTTTGCTGGTGATAAATCTTTATCTAAATTAAACATTTCAGATAAATTATTTGATTTTATTTTTTCAACAAGAGCAACTAATAATCCCCTTTTCAAAACTGATAAATCTTTATTTTTTTTGTAATTACCAAATAGTGATATAGTTTTACCGGGTACAATGTTTGTAGTTGTATATACGTCGTACTGATGAATTGTTCTATATGTAGTATCAAATAATAGTTTACCTATTTCTAATCCATATGTAGGAATTAATTTATTATACAAAGTTTCATAAGTCTTTAAATATTGTTCAGTATATGTGAATACATCATTAATATATGATGTATACTCTAATGTACTATTTTTTGTATCTAATGAACCGATATATTTTCCTTCACTTATTTTATTTACATTTTGAGTTTTTGGTTTTTCTGTTGGTTTAGAACCCAATTCCAATAATTCATTTAAAAATTCTTTAGTAAATTCTTCTGTTGTTTTACCGTCTATTTTTTCGTTAGTTGATATTGATCTTTCATCGTACATTTCAGTATTTGCAAAGAAATTTGACGATAATGCATTTTGTAGTTTTTCTATTGGTTTTGATAATCCTTGACCACCAATAAATGCAATTGAACATGAGACATTTGCAATCATTGGTTGCATTCCAATACCTTCAGGATTCATATCCCATATACCTTCATCATATGTGAAATTAACGTCACGTATTATTATTTTTGAATGGTAAAAATCACCTATTCTCAAAACACTAACAGGTGGTGGACCAAAAGATGTGTTTCTAGCTGTTAAATCACTTTCATCAACAATACCTTTAACTGGTATTGTATCTCCAGGTCTAATACATTGAAGCATAAATGTTAAACGCGAATTGAGACCTTCTGGTGTTGTTGAATGGAAAGCAGGATGAAAATATTTTAATTTTTCTTTTAAAGATTTAAAAACAAGTGGTGAATTTTCTTCAAGTTTTTTAAAATAATAACATTCCGATAATGTTTTCATAATTATCCTTTTAAGAGGATCAATTAATGGTTTATTTGTTGGTGATTCTACAATAATGTCAGGACCTGGTGTTATTACTGTAATTGGTTCAGGTGGAATAACCGGTTCTGGTGGTACTACTTCAACTTCATTATATTTTAATGTAACTTTAGATTGTCTACAAAAAAACGCAATTGGCGAATTAATTTTTAAACCTTTAACAACAGAGAACTCTTTTCCAATACAATTAGTTTCAGGTGAATTACCTGTAAATTTTTCACCGTAGTTTACGGTATTAATAATAACGTTTCCTTGATTATTATCATAACCAAAATCACTTAATTTAAATTGTCTTATTATTTTTATTGGTTGACCTTTTGTAACTACAGTTAAATCAGGATTATTTTGGTCAGCAGGTTTTGATTCAGATTCATTAATACTTTTAATCCATTTTTTTTCTAAATCAGGTATTTTACCATTACTAATTCTTTGAAAGAAATCATTGATAATACTTGAACTTCTTCTTAATGAAAGTTTTTCGTTATATAATTCTGAAGCAAGAGACGAAGCTGACGATTCTATTGTTATTGTTATATCATTTATTTTATTTGTTAATATTTTTTGTTTTAATATTTCACTTTTTTCGGTGTAATCTGTAAATTGGTCATTAGATTCTATAAATGCAAGGTCTAAGTTTGATACTTGTTTATTTACATTTTCTGTTGTTATAACTGTATTTGGATCACCAAACACATATGATATTTCATTTTTTAATTGATTTGTTAATGTTAATCCTGTTATACTTTTTAAATCATTAGTTAAGTTTAATAAGGTTCTATCTCTTTTACTATAAAAAGATTGAAACAATTGTCCATATTGTGTACTAACGTAAACAGTTTGTAAATTTGGACCAGGATAATCATTATTAAATTTTAAATTAAAAGAATGTGTTATTTGACTTACTTTATTATTATTATTTGTTGATTGTTGAGGGACTTCGATTGGATTTAAAACAGTTTTATATGTTTTTATAACTTGTGAGTCTTTAGATTTTTCAAGATATGAAAGTATTAATTTAATATCATCTCCATCTAAATAAGTATATTTCCTAATTAAATCATAAAAATCTAATTGTTCACATCCAGAGAAAAAAGATTTAATATAATTTTCAGATTCTTCATCACTCATATTAGTAAAATGTTCCCTTACTAATAAATTTAATATACTAGGATGGTCAACAACTATTTTAAATGATAATTGACCTGTTCTTGTTGTATCTTGATATGTGTATATTGGTTCTGGTCTTCCAAGAAATGTATTGTCAGACCATCTTGCACTATTACTCTCAGTAATCTTTAAATCGTATGGTGGAAACCACATTACTCTACCACCATTTGGCCCTCTTTCACAATAAGGTAAATCATTATATGTAAATCCGGGTGTGTTTGATGTTTTCCACGCCAAGTTCTCAATTGAGAACATATATTTTTTTGCATAAAATCCATCTCCGGGAGGTCCTTTAAATATATTTGTCGAGACCCCTTCAAAATTTCTATCACCATCTGACATGGGTGCGATATTTAAATTCCATGGTGTTGAAATGACACTATCTTCAAATTTACGAATATTTCCCGTTCTTTTCATTGTATCGGAATAATTCATATAAGACCTATCTTTAGTCCAAACTCTACAATATTCCATACCCGTAGGTTGTTTGGTATATTTATCAACATATTGTACTGCAGAACCTCTTGATAACATTTTATCACCTTCTTTGAATATTCTACTTGTTTGGTCAATTACGTTTCCCACATGAGATTTAGATGATAAACCATCTTTAGGCATACTATCTAAAATTTCTTGTGTTTTACCTAAAATAGAACTTTCTCTAAAACCATACTTTGTTGATAAAGAATTATTTAAATCAGTTGACTCTTGGTCAAATTCATTATTATATAAACCTAATTTATTAATTGAATTTTTACTTATCCAAGTTAAAGGACCACCGATAGTTCCACCTTCAGAAATGTTTTTTGTTCCTTCAAATAAACCAGCAGCAATTGGGTCAAACATTAAACTTAGATAATATGTACTTCTAATAATATTACCATTTAAATCTGCAGTTGCATATTTAACATCTTCACTCCTATCATCACCAATATATGCAACACCACTAGGTGCTTCAATACCTAAAATATTTTTTACCTCTTTTGAAACATTATCAATAAAGTTTAAAATTTTTGAAGATTGTTGTGATCTGGCTCTTGTTGTATAATTTGGTGAATATTTTGAATATGAAAGATTATTAAATAATGCTTGTTTTTGACCATCACCCATATATTGAATCATAAGGTCAGATGGTTTTGTCGGTATTCTTCTTTTTTTATCGTTATTAAACAATAAACCTATAGAACTTATTTGAGTTCCGTTTTCAATAGGGTTATTTGGGTTGGTTAAATAATCACCAGGTATTGTACTAAATGGTACTTCAACACCTGCAACAGTCTGTAAAAAATCTATACCTTTTCCTACTAAACTTTTAGACACTGTAATTTTATAATTTTTTTCAATTAAAGGTTCTTTACCTGTTACTATACCTATTGCGGTTGATAAGTTACCATTCAATGCATCAATAAGATTCACTCTTCCTAATGTTGCGGTAATTAAGTTTTGTCTTATCCTTGATAAAACAGGACCATCTTTATTTTCTCTAATATTTTTAACGGCAAATTTCATTAATTTTGAATCATTATCAAATTTCTTTCCTGTCATTATACCAACTAAACCACTCTCTACTCTTGTGAATGAATCAATATAACCAGAATATACTTTACCGTTATTACCTAATTGTAAATTTAAATTAGATAAATTTACATATTCATCGAATTTATCATATTGAAATAAATTCAGACCAAAACTATCTTTAAAAAATTTGTTCCAATTTGTTTTAACATCACCAGGGTCTACATTGGGTAATATATTGATAGAACGTACACGATAATTAGATTCCGTAAAGGTCTGTGGACCATTAGGTCTTTTAAGTGTTTTATCAATTAAAAAATCTCTATATTCTCTAGTATTTTTAAAATTTAATTTACTTTCTATCATTTATTTTTTTTTAATTTTAAGGATTACCAAATTGTCGATTATTAAATATCGAATTCGCTATTTTATCTAATGTAAAAGGATTATCATAAATTGACTCAGCAAGTCTATCAGATTTAACATCAGTTTTTAGAGTAAAATTAAGATTTCTACTATTTTCACTATATGGTTGTCTATTTTTAACTGAAGATAAACTTTCAGCATTATTAATATATTTTTTATAATTTTCAATAGCCGGATTTGTAATAGATTCTAAATAACTAGATATTTCACTTTTTTTGTTTACAGGGTTGATGTAATCACTCATTCCTTTAATTAACGTATCAACATCTTGTAAAGGTACTCTTGCTACAGACGCAAATCTAACTTTTAACATTGTTGCAATTTCACGAACACTAAGTTCTAATTGTTGTGTTGCGGTATATTGTTCTCTAGCTATTTCTTCTGGTGATAATGTTTCAAAGTATTTTTGATTTTCAAGGAGAGCAGCTGCAGTATTTTGGTCTAGATTTTCCAAAGCCACTCTGGTTTCTTCAATACCTAATTTTTGGGCTAATGATTCAGGAATATCAATAACCATTTTACCACCTTCCATTCTTGATATATTAGTTAAGAATTCTTTTTCTTTGTCTTCTAATTTTAATCCACTTGATAGTAAATCAATAGCAGCTGATGATCTTTCAGCAGCAGCAATTGCACCATTAGCTAATTCATTATATGAAATACCTAATTCATTCGCTAAATCTTTTGCCCTTCTTAAATTTATTCCTGTTATTTCAAATCTACCTTGTTCAGTATTATATGTTGCTAATGATCCAGCCACACCGATTAACGCATCTTGTAATCCTTCAACATTATTTGTTGCCATATACATTAATTTTAATGGATCGTTTAAATCACCAATAGCACCACCAATTGCTTGTAAATTAGCGGACAATTCTATAGCCCCTTCTGGACTAAATACTTTATCAGCTATTTTAAATGTTTCAGCCATTCCCATTCTAAATTCAATAGATTTTTGAACCATTCTAGATAAACCTTCTACACCATTTCTAAAACCATATTCATTTATTTTACTTAAATTAGTTTGAGTTTCAGAAACAACTTTTCTTGCTTGTAAACCAATATTTAAAGATGATTTACCTATTTTATTTATATTGTCAAGAGCGTTTTCATTACCAATACCTAATAATTCAAAATCTCTAACTAATTTTGCCGAACTTTCCATATCACCAATAAAAGCCCTTGATGTTACAGCCATCTTTCCCATCGTTTCTTTGTTCATTAATGAAAAACGACCTGTTTGTTCCATAGTTTTTATTACAGTACTACTTAAATCATCAAAACTAAATCCCATTGATTCTACAGTTGGTAGAGATTCCATTATTTCATTTCTAAAATCTCTAGATAATTGTCCAGAAATTCCAATAGATGAATTAATATCATTTCTTAATTTAACTTCTTTTTCTAAAATATCAGTAACACCTTCAAATGTTGAATTTACTATTCCACCAAGCATTCCTTTTATATTTGTTGAAAGTAATTTTTCTTTTTCTTCATCAGTTTTTTTTGATGATAATATCCCAACTAAACCATTAATTGCACCTGCTAATAATTCAGGTTTTTCGTTCATAAATGAACTTGAAGCGACACTATAATTAAGACTTTGAATACCTGTTACTTTTTCTGTTAATCCTTTATAGTTGGTGTCACTTGAACTATTTTTATTTCTTTCTTCATTTTTATATTCAACCAATGCATTCATTGCTAAATCTTGGTCATCTATACTATTGTTTGTAAAAGTACTAATAGCTTGATTGTACTTTCCAATGTCTCCTTTATATCTTCTAATTTCTTGTAAATAAAAATCTTTTGTTTTATTTGCCATTATTTTAATTTATAACAATAAATACTATTTTATATTATTTTCTATCTCAATAATATAATTAATATAATATCTTCTAACATAAATCGGCATAAGAAGTATATCATTGTAACCAAAACCTTTTTTTACTAAAAATAAAATTTCGTCTAATTGTCCTTTTTTATAATCCGTAGAAAGGGCGAAAAAACTCAACCCCAAATCCAACTTCAACTTGTACGGACTCTCCTGATGGGGATTTTACACTTCTTTTCAGGTCTAAACCTGGGGTATTATCTTTCACATATTTTTTAAAATCTTGTGAATCTTTAATTGGTAATCTTTCAACAAATTGATGTATATTCATCATTTCTCTATTACCAGAAACTGATTTTATCATCATTTCAAGTTGTTTTGTTACTATTGGTGCGATACCAACTCCATTCCAACTTTTTTCTATTTCACTAATTTGTATTAATTGTTTTTTTGTTAAAAATTTAAAAGTTATATCAACATTACATTTTTCCATATGATAATTGAATTCACCATTTGAATCAGGTTCTAAATTAAAATCTTTAAATTTAACTTCACTAATATCAACAGTTGATTTGAAATCTTCATTTGTTTTAGGATCAGTTAAATGAAAAGTATATTCAGATCCAAAAGCAGTGTTTCTTAAAAATAATAAAACCGCTTGTCTATCTTCATCTACTAATTCATCAATTGAAATGTCTTTATCTAATATTTTTCTTTTTAAAAGTTCATCAACAACCATATTTGTTGATATTAAGTTTTGAGCTGATAAAATATTTTCATCAGATGCCGTTAAATAAGAAACCCTCAATGACTTTTTTTTATTTCCATAATGAATACCTCTTGAAGGTAATTCAACAACGTCATAAGAAATAGTGGGATCTATTTTAAATTCTTCCATTTTTTATTTTTTTATTGATAATAAAATACAAAATTTAATTAACTATGTGAATTTTAATTAAAAAAAATTCCTACAAATAAATTTATAGGAATTAAAAATTTTAAATAATAAAGAAAATAATGTATTAAAATACTTGAATACACCTATCCATTCTTAATGAACAGGTTATGTTTGCAATATCGTCTCTTGAATAATCTAAGTCACCAAAGTTTAAATCTGTTATAAAACAACCTTCTAAAATCCACTTTTCTACAACAACACCAGTTGGATCTAACATTTCTAATTCAACTTGTTGTTTATATCCAGCGGCGTATCCCATACGTCCCGTTACAGATTCTGCATGTAAACGAAACCATTCCATTAATGCTTGTGATGCAGATGGTCCAATAGGGTCTCTAAAAGTGACTCTAATTTCTGCCCAAGTAAATCTACCCGCAACATATGTAGATGTATTTAAAAATGGAATTTCAACCGCATTGATTTTTGCACTAGGCCTAGATGTTGAAGACACATACCATTCGTTTATACCTAAACTAGAAGGAAAACGAAGAATAAATCTATTTTGTCTTTTTGGTTCATATGGAACCGGCATTTTCATTAGTAAGTCTGCCATATTTATTTTTTTATTTGTTTTTTTTTATTACTTAGTTATAAATATATGATTATATAAAAAAATTAAAAAAAACTTGATTATTAATTTATTAATTTATATTTTTGCACTAGAGATCCTAGATACTAGAGATCCTAGATACTAGAGATCCTAGATACTAGAGATCCTAGATACTAGAGATCCTAGATACTAGATACTAGAGATCCTATATACTAGATACTAGAGATCCTATATACTAGATATCCTAGATACTAGAGATCCTAGATACTAGAGATACTAGATACTAGTATAATAAAAAATTTAATTTTATTAAAATAAAAAAACCCCTATTTAAAATTTAAGTAGGGGTTTATAATTAAAATATATTTTTTATATATTATCAAATGAAGCACCTGTTGGAGTAATTATAAATTCTACATCAATGAACTCCAAACTACGTGTTGGTTTTATGTAAATTTTACCTCTAAGTGTATTTGCATCAATATCTTCTGGTTCATTTGATACCGTAACACGGAATTCATATAAACCTCTTTCTCTTTTTATTGCTTCTAATATTGGATTTACCAATCTTAAAAATTCATTTCTTACTTGTTCATCATTTTGTTCAAATAATAGTCTAATCGCAACTGCTGAAATAAGTTTTCTAGCTCTTAATAAGAGTCTTCTTACATTTATTCTATCTAAAGCAGATTCTCTTACTTGGAGAGTTTTATTTCCCCAAATAATTGTTCCAGTGTCAGAAAAAGTAGCAATTGGATTTATTCTATTTTTATATAGTTCATCTCTTTCATCTAAAGTCAATTTTTTAACTGCTTTAATTGATTTAACTAATCCTCTTGAATAACCAGCAACTGCAAACCATGGAAAAGATACATTATCTGTTAAAGCGATGTTTCTAACAACTTCACCAGTTGGTGGAATAAATAATTGAGTAGCATTATCAGCGTCTCTAACTTGTATCCATGGCCAATATGTTGCTGAATAATTTGTGTCTAATGAAACATTATCTAATGCATCTACAACTTCTTCAACAGTAGAATAATTTGGTGGTGCAATTATATAAAGTGAATCTGCTCTATCATTTTCCATTATATCAATTGCTTGTGATGTTAAAGAACTATGGTCATAAAAATTAATTCCAGGAGTTGCAAAAATATTTATATTAACTGATTCGGGATTAGAAAATGTATTTATACCTTGTAAATAAGAATAATAATCAGAATTACCAACAGATGTACTAAACAAACCACCGTTTGATGTGTTACCACTCATATATGTTTGTTTACCAAAAATATATTGGTCACTATATGTTCTAACTTGTCTATATATATCCCAACCATCATAACCACCACATACTGTAAATGTAAATTTACGATAATTTATATTTGTTAATACATTATCAACACCTGTTTGACTCTCTAAATTATATGGTGTTGTAATAAATGTTGTTCCTGTAATAGGTGCAGCATTAACTGATAAATGAAAACCACTTGTTGTTGTGATAGACGACGTACCTTTAAACTTAAATAAATCTTTATCATATCCTATTTGTGAAGAAAGACCAAAACTTATTTTTTTAACTTTATCACCTGATGATTGAATTTCGGAACCATCTACATTATATCCAACAATATCACCCGCATCATAAAATTCAGTTTTATACATTATTGAACCTAATGTGGAACCTGAAAATGAAGAATTATTTACAAAACCTTTAAATCCTGCTGGAAACGCATCCACTGGATGATTTGATGCCATATTCAACATGATATATTTTGAACGTAATTCGTATTCAGTATCAGATGTTCCAACTTTTCTAGCAATGTAACCAGGTAAATCTGGATTCATTGAACAACGTGAGAATTTTTCAATTACAACTTGATTTTCATCAGTATCATTAAAATCTCTAACTAAAAGATCAAATTCACCAGTTTCAATATTAATATTTATAATTGAAATTTTAATTTGTTCGTTTGCACTATTTCCATCAGAAACAGTTATTACTTGAA